CTTTTTTTGAAATTTCCTGGGACTTACCAGGTGAAGACCTTTTCTTTGTTGATACCGATGTACTTCTATTAGAAGTAGACCGACTGAGTTCCGGGTGTAAACGCTACACCGAGATTCTTCAGAATAATTACGTGGTAGTAAAGATTTGCACCAAAGATGTTATCTACAACACCATAACGTGTTAATAGACCAACGCGAGGAGCGAAATCATTAGGACCAATAGTTCTCTGAACCATTACCGGAATGTACGGACAATAGATAATACCAGTGTCGTAGAATTCAGGTCCCTTGTAACCAAGGAGGGCGTACTCAAGACGTGGGGGCTGACGTGTAGTACCAGCGGGCCATGTGCCGGGATATCCGGCAAGGTTACCACCAGCATTAGCTTCAGCCTGTGCTTCAGTACGTGTATCGCGGTAAACGTTAAACCTGCCACCTAGCGAGCCTACTTTTGCAACACCGACGGGCTGTGTATTGACATTACCCTGTACTGGTGCCCACTGAAACTCAGGGAGCATTTCCAAGATAGCGCAAACGCGAGGTGTAGCAACAATGAAGTTGGCAGCACCACGACGATTACGAACTGCAATACGATTAGCTTCGATGATTAATCTCTGATAGAAGTCACGATTACGTTCTACCAACCAACGGCCGTCGGCCGAGGCGGGAGACCAAATCGAATACCCTGTTCCGTAGCCAGCGTTTAGAGCTGTTTGGATCATGCGAATAATCATTTCGCGGTCGATTTCGGCCTGTAACTCATACGACATAGCGTTTGTGAGTTCAGTGTCGATATCGATACCGTTCATGTTCTTCAGATCCTGCTCTAATTCAACCGACCAGCGGGCAGCTAGCCTACGAGTACCAGCTTCAACAGCTGTCTTCTCGAAGGAAACTACAACCTGGGGAATCTTGGATGTTAACTCGAAACTCGCGAGAATTTGAGCAACGCCCTGATCCTGAGGTAGAGTTACAAAATCAGCGTTGCCTGTTAGGGCTTGAGACGATGATCCTGTAAAGCGGGTATCTAGGTACTGGTAACCAAGCTCCTGACCATCAGAAGCAGCACCAGCAGGGCTAGCATAATTGTTATATGCTAGAGGACTGTCAGTACCCTTAGTATTACCACTCTCTAAGGCGGAGCCTAGAGATGTACCTTCGTACTTATAGCGGAGAGCAAAAGCGAGACCTACTGGGCCGCTCATGGGCTGAACGCCAACGATTTCGTTGGTGATCAACTCAGGGAACGTACGGCGAATCATCGGAATGAGGATCTTAGGAAGACGAGCATCATTTGGTGCATAGCTGTCAGTATTACCGAAGTTACCGCCAGTGCCGCCGACGTCAATAGAGCCGAAGACACCGCCTGTACCACCAGCAACGTTACTGCCATTACCATTGTATGCCTCGAAGCACCACTTCTCTTGGTTTTCCAAGAGGATGGCGGTGTTTAAACGAGTGTGATCATCTTCGATACCACGGACGTTATCGGATGTGTAATCCAAAACTGGACTCCACTTCTCGAGAAGTACCTTGGCGCGAGACTCATCAATGTAAGCCTGTGTAGGACGAATTTGTTTAGCCATTTATAAATTTACCTTTATAAAAATATGTCGACCGTTTGTTTTCTATTTAAGGGACTAGCCCTTCAAAAAATCTTAAAAATTAATACTTGTTAAGCTCGTTGAGGTAAAGGTTGAATGCAGGATCTACCTTCTCTACCTCTGCTGTAGGAGCTTTCTCTTCAATTACTGGACGGTCAACTGTTGTGCTTACCGTTTCAGCAACTGCTTCTGTCTTAAGATTTGAAAGCCGCTCTTCTTCAGTCTTCTCGTATAACTTTAATGTATAGTTGAAGTTCTCCTTAATAAATTCGGGAGATTTACTACCGAGCATTTTGCGCATGTACGTCTTTTTGTTTTCATCTAGATCAGATACTCTCTTCTCTAGAAGGACTTCAGACAATAGCTTGCGATTTTCCTCGGCAAGTGTCGTAACCTGCTTATTAGCGGCTTCAAGCTGACCAGCAGCTTCATCTATTTTTTTCTTACCATCAACAATAGCATCGCGAATATTATCTTTTGCGAGTGCCATGTCAACAGATAAGTTTGTACGTAAATTTTCAAGAACAGCTAAAGCTTTCTTGTTCTTTACGGCTTCCTTAATCTCAGATAAAGGAAGCTTTTCTTCAAGATAAATATCGAGATACTTACTAACATTATCTACAATATTATTCTTAAAGCTATTAGCTTCATCTTTCAATGCAGCTTCATACTTTTCAACAACAGTCTTTAGCTTGCTGGCACGATCTGTGTCAATAGCTTCAACGACTTTCTTTAATTTGTTGGTATGATCTGTATCGATTGCTTCAACTAAAGTTTCTAATTTCTTAGAATAATCAGCATCTTGCTCAGTAAGAGCTTTTTCAACATGGATTTGAACACGCTCATTAACTGTAGCGTCAAATGCAGCTTCAATTTCCTTGAGAACATCCTCTGTGAGGATATCCTTTGTCGCTTCTCTTAGCACTTTTGTGATGTTGTTTTCCATAAATTAAAAAAGTTTTTCTTTTAGAGCTATACCGATTTTAGATTTAATCTTCGAATCAATAGCGCTCTGTAAATATTTATTAGCCTCAGAATAATTTTTTTGTGAAATACTGCGCAAAAAGCTAGTAATATCTTGTTTTTCATTTACCACCTTTTTTACGCTATTTTTGGCCATATTATTATTTATTGTTTAAGTTGTTAATATTTATGAAGATTTTAAAAATTTAAAGAACGTAAGTATTTGTTCTTTAAGATAAGATTGCAT